ATGAAAATAAATATGTATTTTTTAATCATTTTCTTTACATTTATACTTGACAAAATACACTTTATAGTGTATTATATAAACATAAGGAACAGCAAATAAAACACTTTGAAAGGTAGGAAATAAACATGAAAAAATTCGAAATCGGTAAAACTTACAGCATGAGAAGTATCTGCGATCACAACTGTATCTGGACTTATACAGTAATCGCAAGAACCGAAAAAACAATCACCATCAGCGACGGTAAAGAAACGCTTAAATGTCGGGTGATTCAGAAGGCTTCCGAATATCGCGGCGCCGAAACAATTTATCCACTGGGCCAGTATTCAATGGCGCCAAGTTTAACAGCATAACATTATTAAAGCCGGCGGCCTGGTGCCGCTGGCGCAAAAATAAAAGCAAATCAAAGAAACGAGGTAAAGAAAAATGTTAGATAAGAATGGAATTGAAATGAAAACCGGTGATGTAGTAGAAATCAAGAACGCATACTTCAAGAACGACAATGGCCTTTATTTTGTGGAACATTCCCCGGAAGAAGTCGGCTGGTGTGGAAGTGATTATTCGCTTCGTAGAATCAAGAAGAACGGCCAGTTAAGCACCGCGAAAGCAAATATTTGTTTCTGGCCGATCGCCGTATTTGTTAGCGACAGAATGAAGCGTGCCGAAGCGAACACCTGGAACAAGGAACACGCAACAATCGAAATCAGAACCGACATTGACCGTCAGGAAATCGCGAAGCACTTCCTGGAAGAAGCCGAACAAATGACACCTAACATCGAAAGAATGTCCTGGAACTTCGGCGAAGATTGCCAGTGTGTAAAGGATCAGATTCGAATTCAAGAACACCTTAAAAGTATTTATGATAAATTGACAGCATAACCCAGGGGCGGCCGCGTTGGCCGCTTCTTCTATTATTCACTTTCAAATGTATTGTGTAAATATTTTCTTTTCAATTTTAATCATTTTCTTTACATTTATACTTGACATAATACATTTTAAAGTGTATAATGTAAACAGAAGTTAAGGAAAGGACGGTATTTCAAAATGAGAAAATACAACAAAGAACAGAAAGATTACATCGAAACAAAGAAAGCGCTTGACGCACTGGAAGCCAGAGAAAAGGAACTTGAAGCGGCTTTTGTTAAAAGCCTGGGCGTTAAAAATGAAGACGGTTCCGTTCCTTCCCGTACCTGGGCCATTGACGACGACGCAATCGCAGATCAGGCGATCGACGACTTCGGCGTCCTGGTGGAAGAATGTGGATTGTGGAAAGAACTTTGCGAAGCAAAAGAAGCCTTCCAGGCGGCCGAAGAAAGACTTGTCAATTATGCGCTTTCACTTATCCCTTGCAAGAAGGAACGTGAAATCTTGACAGCCGCTTCTTCAAATCTCAAATACAGAATTCAGATCATCGAAACAGTTATGAAACTTGATACAAAAACAGTTGTAAAATAAATGCGAGGGCGGCCAGGCGCCGCCCGGAAAGGAAACATTATGAAAGAAAATTATTTCGATACATTAAAGGTTAGGCTGTTCCAGGCGGCGGACGCCGTGAATAAATACGCGAACGAAAAGGATATAAACAGAAATCATGTGAACTATGGTTCTGCTTCAAGCATTGCACGCGTTATGGTGGACTTCGGACACGATGGGATTGATTTTGAAAAATCAGAATAAATCAGATTTTATCAGAGTATGTCAGAGTAAATCAGAATATATCAGAAACAAAAAATACCCACACAAGGCTCGTATTTTGATTTTAGGCTTTATGTGGGTATTTCTTCGCGTTTTCATTTTTGTGGCCGTTCTGGCCTAAATCCGTACGTCAGACGGGCATATTTGAAGTATTGTCCGAGGTATTCAAAACAAGAATATTTTGTTTCCCCCTTAAACCCCCTTCCCTTGCGCCCATTATATCACGGACAAAATAAACGGTCAAGTGTAATTTGTAAATAATTATTTTATTATGTCAATTCATACTTGAATTATTTCTTCTTCAAGTATTTACTTGAACAAAATCCCTGGTATTCCACACCGTCGATCGTTACGGCTACATAATACCACTTTACGCCGTTGAATAAAGAATAATATCCATAACAAGAAACGCTTGTGTTTTTGCCCATGCAAATCATAGCTTTCTTGTTTGTTCCGGCTCCGTGGCGAAGGTAAAGATCGGAATTTGTGACATAAGTTCCGGCGATTGACTTGTCGAACTTCTGGGCCGCGTCACTTGCGACAAGTTTCTTGTTCTTCTGTGCGGCCGTCTGCGTCTGCTTAATAGCGCCTTCGTTCAAGATCTCGTTTACCATATTTTGAACTTCTGAATAATTATATCCAGCCTTTGTAAGCGCTGTTTTTCTGTCCTCACCGCTTCCCCAGGTTCCGGCGATAACTTCGCGCGCGATTGTTTTGACGTCTTTTCCGGCCGTCTGCGGTGCTTCACTTGCGGCATTGTAAGAATCGTATTTCGGCGCGATAAATCCGCGGATATATCTTCCATTGATTGAAACTGTTCTTTTCTTTACAGAATTACTGTAATTTCCTTCTGTTACTACAAAATAACCGGCCGAAGGATAAACTTCGACAACCGTTCCGATGTGATCCGGGTTTCCGGTATTGTCTCCGGCTCCGGTGTCGTCCCAGTCGTAAATAACGGCATATCCAGGCTTCGGAACTGTGTTGTCAGCTTCGATCCATACTCCCATTTTCTTAGCGGCTTCGATGATGTAATAACAAGAAATTTCAATCGGCATAATGTCTGTATATCCTAATTTCTTAGCGATCGCCGACCAGGTACAAGCACACCACGCCCAACCATAAGCCATTTTTGTATTACGTGGGAAAGGGCCTACTTTGTTATACTCGTCTATGATCGACTTGTAACTTCCGTCGGATTCTTTTTTTCCGATCCAGGAATTCACGGTGTCAACTACTGCTTTACTTGTTTTCATGGTATTATTTCCACCTTTCTTTGAAATATTGCTATATTCATCAAAATACTTTTGCCCGTATGCGGCGCGTGTGGCCTTTACGGTGGCGTTTTGATTTGCCGGCCTTTCATACTGTGTCAAAACAATGTCTGACGCTTCCTGAACGCTTCTGGCGCTTTTTAGCTTGTCAAAAACTCCGGTGTATTTTGTGGATAATTCTTTTATTAAAAATTCAAGCTGTGCGTTAAGATTTCCAATCGAAACGCGTTTTTCCCTTGTATAATCGAAAAGATCTTGTTTCCTGGAATAATACGTCCATTGTGCCAGGCCGTAGCCGGCGGAATCGTTGACAAAATTTTTGTATATTCCAGAATCAACGGCGTTCGTGTATTCCTGATCGGACATTCCGAACTTCTTTTCATGCGTGTTTTGAAGATTGATCGGTGAAAGTCCGCTTTCTGCGAAAAGGTTTCCCATAAGTCCGGCCACGCCGTAAGGGTTCCCGATCTTAGTAAGTAAAAAATCCCATATTGTTTTTATATCTGACAAGAAAATCACTCCCTTTCTTCTGCGTCAGCTACTCCCAGGCATACGCCGAAAAGTCCAGCGATTAAAGCAATCGGCCAACAAGCGGACATTGCGACGATAATCGGGATAAAAACAAAATAATAATATCTTTTGAAATTCCTTTCTTTTGCGCGGATCATCAATAAAAGGAAAAGCCCTGATAAAAATACCAGGGCCGCAATAACTGCATAAATCGCTTTAGCGACAATCATTTTGTGTCGTTTCTGGCGTCTTTGTTCGCCTTACAAGCGGCTTCAATTTTCGTCACGATCCACGTTTCAACGTCGTTGAATTCCGCTTCCAGGAATTTAATCATTCGCTTGTTCATTGTAGAAAGTGCCGTTTCAACAGATCGTTTAAGGGATTCTTTCTGACTTGCTTCGTCGAATTTTCCCAAACTTCGAAGTTCGTCGGCGAACGTTTGGTTCGTCTGATCCACGGCGTCAAGGACAATATCGACAGCTTCTTCAATCATCGTTCCGGCCGTCTTCTTTCTCACGTACTGGCTAACCAGTGGCGCGATAACTGTAACGGCCAGGAAGATAACAACGTCCACAATAACTTGTGTAACATTCTGAATATCCATGTTGAATCACTCCTTTTAATAATTTGATTGAATTTCTTCGGACATAGTGTTTTCGAACTCAGTGTCCGCCGGTTCAGGATCAAGGCCGGCGTTCTGGTATAACTTGCGAAGTTTGATCGCGTTTTCTGCCTTCGCTTTATTGTAATAAAACGCCCTTGCGATCCCATATCCGCCCCAGGCGACGGGGATCAGGTATGTAAAGATCGTTACGTCAAGAGACTTCCAGGTGAAGAAGATCCCAATAGCGGTAATCACCCAACATTCAATCTTCGCTTCTTTAAGAATTTTTTTTGAAAATTCTTCGCCTTTTGCTTTGATCCTGGTTCTTTTTCTGTTGCTCATTGATTTTTCGCCTTCTTTCTTAAATTCCGGCGCCAGTCTTCGCCAGTGTGAAAACAATTCCGATCAGTGCCGTGATGATAGCCGCGGCAACTGTGCGAAATAACCACTTATTCGAATCTTTGAGGTTCGCCACGTCTTCGTTAAGATCCTTAACGTCTGACTGTAAAGCGATAAGTTCCCTTTGATTTTCGTAAGTGACTTCTTTCGCCTTTTGGTAACTGTCAAGTTTTTGTTCGATCGCGATCAAGCGGTCAAGAACTTCTCTTTCGAATGTCGGTTCCATAGGACAACCCCCTTTCCTGAATATTAGACAATAAAAAATCAGGGTTTCCCCTGATCTGAATTGTTAAAATACGCGGAAAGAAAATTCGTCGATAATCTTCCGAAGAAGGTTCCCGGCCGTGAAATGCTGTATAAGTCCGAAATAACTTTGAATTGTATTATTTACCTTTTCCCAGGCAATAAGGCCAGTTTCATAAAGTTTCTTGATATATTTAATTCGTCGAAACATTCGCTTCCTGGTGCTTCTTCTCATTCTGATTGTTACCGGCGTAATAATAGCGCCGACGAATGTAACCGGAAGGAAAGCCGGCCGAATACAAGTTTTCGAATTTAATTCAAGGTGAAGTTCTTCGTTCAAAAATCTTTCTATATCGTCCTTGATTCCGTGAAGTTCTTTTTTGTCCGGCCATAGAATGATTATATCGTCCATGTACCGGATATAATACTTGATATGAAGAACGTGTTTACAATATTGATCCAGTTCATTCAAATAGATATTTGCGAACATCTGGCTTGTAAGATTTCCAATCGGCATACCGCGGTTATAAAGCCAGTCTTCTTGTTTGCAAAGTTCCGGTTGTACTCCGGCCGGCAAGCCGAACGCCTGGTCTTCACAATTTATCAATTTGTTAAGATCTCGAAGAATCAATTCGTCCTTTATGTGTTTAGAAAGAATTTTCATCAAAACTTCGTGATCGACACGATAAAAATATTTTGCAATATCAAGTTTCAGAACGTGCCATCGTTTCGGACTTCGACACGCTTTTCTTAACCAGGTTTGAAGCTGGTTTCGCGCTCTTACGGTTCCTTTTCCATCGCGACAACCGTAACTATGTGTTATGAACTGCCGGTCAAATAAAGGATTTAATTTCTGATAAAAAGCCCACTGAACAACGCGGTCGCGGTATTGTAAAGCCATAATAATTCGCGGCTTCGGTTCATAGATCTTTTTCATTCTATATTTCCCGACCTTATACGTTGATTTTGACGGCAAATCCGGATTTTCAAGATCCGGAAAGTAAGTAAGTTGATTGTGTAGATCAATGATTTCTTCTTCTCTATGCGCGGCGAATTTAAGATTTTCGTCCCGGTATCGCTTTCCTTGCGAAGCGTTTCTTTCCGCTTCAAGAAGGTTTTCCGGGCTTATAATATCGTCGTGTGTAATACCGAATGTTTTCATTGATTTAATTCCTTTCTATGGAATAAAACGCCCAGGCTTTCGACCTGGGCGCAAGTATTATCCGTTACGCCTTTCGCCTGGTATATAACCATGTTACTAGCCGCATTGATAACAACTTTAATTCTTCCGGTGTAATGCAACCGGAACGGAAATAGATCCCTTTCCCTTTCATGCACTGTGAAACGTCCGTGAACGTTCCCGTCTGGCTCAAAGGGTAAGCGGAGAAGAAGCCGATGTTGTCGTTCGAATTCGAACGGGGATTGTTCAAGTTCAACGCGGAAGGCCCAGCGTTCGAAGTGTTGTTGAAACTGCCAGAACCGATCGGCAAGCGTTATTTGACCTATTCCCACCGGGTGAATTTACTTCCCGGAATTGCTGGTTTCTTTTTGTGATTTGATCCAGCCGCCCAGAAGCCTTCCTATCTCACACAATTTTTCAGAAACCAAAATATAACGCTTTTCATCAATAAACTTCATATCATACGACAAATCATTGAAAAGGCGTAAAAGTTCAAGCTGAACGTCTGCGTCTTGAAGTGTCGTCTTTTTGAAGTATTTCTTTTGCGCCGTGATAATCAGTTTTAGAAATTCAAATAGACATTTCTTATAATCTGCCACAAATCCCAGCTTTTCAGATCTGGGATATTTCACAAAAGAAATATACAGATATTTCATAAGATCCTTCGTTCTTTGAAGAATAATCAGGCCGCTTCTTTGATCCCGTCCTTCGTCTGTTTCTGGATTTCCTGGCGGCGCTCCATAACGTCGTTGATTTCCCATTTTATGAAATCCTTTCTTACTTTGTAAAAATATAGGGCTACTATCGTAGCCCTAAACAGAACGCGGTCATCAGGAAGCAGATTCCAACTCCATAAAAGCGGAGAAGAAGCCGATGCCGTCGCCCGAACTCGAACGGGGACGGCCCAAGTACAACGCGGAAGGCCCAGCGTGCGAAGTGTCGTAGAAACTGCCAGAACCGAAAGGCAAGCGTTCGCCATCGGTGTTTACATAACAATTCCCCTGATGTGTTGTGACGTCGCTTACCGGGAAAAGGTGAAGTTCTTTCAAGATCTCCGGTATAGATACGCCAGAAGACGCCGTGATACTTCCGAAGGCTTTTGAAGGCGTAGCGGCCGCCACGCGGTCGGTTCCGATCGTAAGCGTCGAAGTGATCTTCAATGTTCCGGAAGTTCCAGGATCTACAAGGCTACCGTCAGGCATGATTGCCTTCCAGTAAGTGGAAGCCGCACTGTGCGCCACCTGTTTAGCCGCAAGATTGCCAACAAAAATCTGAATTTCTCCGTCAACGATACGAAGTCCAGAAAACCATTTCCAAACATCGCCCACCCAGTCAGCGATTCCTTCGCGTGTTCCATCATGGAACCAGGTAGCCGGGCCGGATCCGGTCGCTGTTCTACCGGTCTTGTCTCCACTTTTTGAAGTTTCTTCTCCAACTTCGTAAGTGTAAGCGTGGTTTGAACCATAGTTTGTGTTACCTCTAGGAATAAAACCAGACTTGTAAATCAAGTGGTTGATAACGGCGCGTTCCGGAATGCTAGCCAGGTGCCAGCCTATGCCTTTTGCATTGCAAGCCGCGTGTGAAGCGTCGTAATTGATATACGCTGTCGGATCCATCAAAGGCCATGAATAAGCCAGTCCGTCTATAACAGTGTTGATAAACTTCGACATGAAGAAACGCTTGTATTCCACATCGTCAACAAGGAACGCGGAATGTGTCTTCTGCGATCCGCCAGTGAACAACTGCGCGTTTGTGCGCTTCACAATAGGAACCATGAAGGACGGAAGCCCTTTAACATCTGAAATGATAGTACAACCGCCGCTGGTAAGTCCTTCTGTTGCAAATTTCAAACTGTCGAACATATAATTATTCATAGATTACACCTTCTTTCAGGGCGAACAAAGTCAATGTCACGTTGTCAACAGAAAACGGAATTGCTTCGCGCTGGATAATAGTTTTCTGTGAAGTCTCGTCTTCGCTGTCATAGTCCGGATTTTCGACTTCTGTTTCCTTGTACTGGCGCGCCGGAATATCTACCTGGGCCACATAGTAAAGGCCGGATCCAGTTCCAAGCGCTCCGAACTCGTCCGAAGTAATGTCGATATGAACATCATAGTCGGCTTCACGTGCTTTCAGGTTTAACATGATCTGATCTCCAATGTTAAGCCAGTTCTTATTGACAGAATGTGAAATCTTCTGTCCTTCGTTAGCTTCAATAATTTTAATCATCGAATACCTACCTCTCTTTTTACATCTCTCATGCGTGCGGTGATTTCTTCCACATACTCGCGATTTTCGCGGTCTGAATTGTTCTGGCTTCCGCCGCCGAAAGCGCGTAACATAGCCGCTTCTTCGGCGCGTCTTTCATCACTTTTAATAATTACATTTGCCGCCATTAGTAAAGCCCACCTTTCACATGAAGTTTAACAGTTACATTTTTCGCACTACCGTAATAACGCACTTTGAAGGCATTTAATGCCTTGTCGTATGCTTCCGCATATTCGACCGGCCCGTCAGCTTCCACGATCTCGATTCCGACTTCATAATCTGTATTATTTACCATCTTCGGAAGGGTGATTGTTTTCGCGGAATTTGTAGCCGGATATTTCGCGGAATTTGTAAGTGTTGCCGTTAAGGTTACGCCGCGCATATCATCAACGGAATCCTGGATCAAGCGAAGGTTCATTGTTACAAACGCGCCGATAAGGCCGTTTTCCAAAATACCTAAATCCATATTTCCGAAGTTTCTTGAACTCTGTTGTGTTCCGTTCTGCTCGATTTCGCCAGGGTTTGGCGACCACTCTTTGACGCCGTTCCCCAGGTCTGTAACCTTGACACGGCGCGGATATTGAACGATTCTATCCTTCCAAAATACCGGAATATACATCTTCTTTCACTCCTTTCTAAATGCCCGAAGACTGAACAATTCGAATCGTGTATCGGTACATAACGCCTTCTTCGAATTCCTCTTTGTTAAGGCTTTCGGCGCCGCTGGCCCACAAGAAACCGTCCCTATGATAGAAACGAATTCCGGTGATCTGATCCGGTGCGGTATGATCGAACATCACATAAACAGCGATTCTTCCGTCTGATAATGTCGCCACGTGGTCGATCGGGATCTTCGTCCAGGTATTACCGGACTTGTATTCCGCATACGAAACGACTTTTTTCAAGTATTCCTTGATATCGTCAATTGCTTCGTCACTTAAAGGAATATAACTCGCTTGTGTCATACTTCTTCGAACTCCTTTCATTCTTCCGCCGCGTATTTTTCCGCGGTGTTGTAATATAAGTTAAAGTCGTCGCCTTCGGGGGAAGTAGAAACGCCGCTTTCGCCTTCCGACAATCCGATCGCTTGATCCGGGAAGGATCCGCTTTCGGCGTCGCTATCCGAAGGATAAACGATTATTGATTCTTCGGAAGCGCCTTCAAGCCCGACTTGAACTTCTGTAAATTGTGCGCCGATTGAAATATCAGGCGCGGTTCCTGATTCCATATCCCCGGCTCTTTCGTAGAACGCGGATCCGGTTTCGGAATTAGCCTGGAATGTAACGATATTTTCTGGCATAACCGCGCCGACTGAAATATCCGGCGTTGTTCCGGCTTGTGTGTATGCCGTGAAGCCTTCTTCGCTCTCACCTTCCAGTGTAATATTGATTTCTTCGACCTCTAGCCCGATTGAAGTTTCCGGGTATGTTCCACACTCTGATTCGCCGCAAAAAGTATATACAAACTTTTGATATTCTGAACGGCTGGAAAACTTCAAAGTTATTCCGTTTTGAAAAACCAGGTAATCGAAACGTGACCTTGCGTTCTTGATTGTGTTCAAGTATTGCAAGAATTCGCGAATTGAAATTTGTGTAACGGTCGTACCTACTGCAATTTGAAAATGAAATGGTTCTCCGGCGTATGTGTACCATTCTTCGATTGAAGTGTTTTCATTGCCGAATACAATATTTATCATTTCTTCCATTGCCTGGCGTGTTCCTAGCTTCATATACCAGTAAATCGAATTCTTTATAAGATTTCTTTTTACGTCTGGTTCTAGGTTTGAATTATAAAAAAGAACGCGATTTTCTACGGCCAGGAAGTCGAGTTTATCTTCTTCGACATTCTCGATATTCGACCATATAGAAACGCGTTCTATTCTATCTATAAATTTCTTTTTTTGCCGATCGAAGGCACGCGATAGCGCCTTTCGCTCCGCTGTTCTCATTTCGGCCGGAAGCGCGTTTTCCGTCCTATAATCACGAAGTGAACTAATCATCTTCTACACCGCCGAACACGAATTCAACGGTCGATTCATTCGCGACAGAAGTTTCAGGAATATTCGTAAATACCGGCGAAGTGATTACAACGCGCTTTCCGCCAGCGGCGCGAACAAATTCCGTAAGTGCGTCCGGGTTGATATCCCTTCCGATCTTCGTCTTTTGCCAGTTAATGTATGTATCTTTTGCCGCTTCGATTGATTCCTTGATAGAAGCAATGTTCGCGACGTCGCTTTTCGCGATATAATATGTCGCTTTCAGTTCATACGAAACGACGTCTGGCGCCGATACTTTGTCATGATCAGTTAATGGAATAATCGGGTTTTGTTTAAGGTAATCAAGCACATTTGAACAAAATGTTGTCGTTGGCAATTCTCCACCTTGCAAAAGTATTCTGATATCAACGACCGCTTCTTCCGGTTCGTGGATCTTAACATCTTCTATCGCGGCGCTGTTAAATTGTTTTACCCAGTATTCGTAAGCGTCCGAAGGGCCAGCCACGGAATAAGAAGAAGGCGCAAGGAAGATTCGTTCGCGGAAAGATTCTTCTTCTTCCTCTCCGGAACCGCCTTCCGACTTTGTAATGTTGGAAACAGATTCCACATAAGGAACCGGATCCACGATAACGGAAACCTGACCGATTATATAATCATTTCCGACAGTCCCTTCCGTCTGACAAGTGCAATCAACATCAACAAACGTTTTACCGGCTCCAACTTCCGCGTATTCGTCAGTTTCGAAATAAATACCATCTCCGGCCGTGATTCTGGTTCCTTGTGGAATATAAACCACTTCTTTTCGAACTTCTGAAAGTGTAAATCTTGCCGTGAGAACGGCCGCCTTCGGTTCCTGGATAAACGTTTTCTTAAATGCGCCCAGGTGCTTCAAGAAATCGCCTTTCGAGTATTTCAGAAGGTTCATTTTTGCCGCGCGGTCAAGTTGTTCATACATTTGATACCACTGGGCGGCTTCAATGGAAATGTGAATATATTCCTTGTCGCCAGGACGTACAACAATCGACTTTCCGGTTTCTTTTTCATATTCTGTTTGATAGTCCGCGATAAGTTCATTCAAAATATCTTCATACTTGATATCATCAATGAAAGAAATATCCGGCAAATTATAAAGTTTTTGTATTTCATTCGCCATTGTATTGTAGCACCACCTTTGGAATAAGATTTCCGTCGGAAGATTCGTCAAACACGATTTCTTCGACTGTTGCGCGTGGTTCGAATTCGTCAATTAGTTCGATCGCGCTTATTGTATAAAGGTTTTGCGCTTGCCATGCCGGCGCGCTAATTACATCAGGATCAAGCCCGACGTTTCTATTCATTGGAATAGTGCCTTTTACGCAAGATAAAAGGAACATAACCTTGTCAAGTATTTCCTGGCGAAGTCCAAGATCTTGAACACTATTCAATTCGATTTTTACACCATCAATTACAATCATCACTCCACCGCCTTAATGGTATTCGGTCGCCGTGACAGAACATTCAACAGAAACAAGTTCGCCGCGGTTCCATACCTCTTTATAATCAGAATCAACGGCGTCAATAGTCCATTTTCCGCCGCCTACTTTGTGGCCGCCCAGGACAAAAGGAAGAACATTCCCTTTTTCGCAATGAACAATCAACTTGTGAACCATGCTCCACGGTTTCACGCCGTGTCCGGCCATAACTTTAATTTTGAACGTCACGCCCTGGTTATTCGGGCCTATATATTCACGTTGTGACTTCTTTTTATATCTAGCGTGTTCTGCGTAATTTGCCGAAGCTGTTCTGTGCAAGTCGTTGAATGTTAATATTCTTTTGTCGCTTGTCTCGAAGATAATATCCCCCAGATATCCAATCAAAACACTTCACCGCCCTTCTTATGTCGGGTAACTTCCGGAAACCGTAAGATTTCCGCCAATATGAACATTTCCGGTTGTATTTATTTCTTTCGCCTGGATTGAAGCCGCCGTGACATTTTTTTCGACGGTTATTTTTCCACTGACTTTAAGATCTCCGGAAATATTGATTTCTTCAAAATTCGCCACATCGACAACAATGTCTATTTTTTTAGATTCGTAATCATAGCGAATATAAGATCCGTCGCCGAAATCCTTTCGCCATATACCTTTTATACCTTCCGGCGGCCGGTTTCCAGTTGTGTACGGTGGAACAAGAATCATTCCGCGTTCGCCGCCATTCTGGGCGTGTAATACATAAACCATCGTGTCGATTTCTGGCATATTGTATTCATTCGACCACAAAGGAAGGTAAGGCGAAACGGCGTTATCTCTGTCACGATATGTGACTTGTGCTGTTCCTTCGGCGTAATTTACCGCCGTAATATATCCTACACGTAAAACATCGGACATTTTTTCGCCCCCTTTCTTTTTATGGAATTGAAAGCGTTGTGCCCGGATAAATCCAGTGTCCGTTGCTGGACGAAGATTTTCCATGAGATTTCGCCGCCGCTTCAATCGTTCCGGAATTCGCGTTGTATATTTGCATATACTTAGCACCGGATCCAAGTTCTTTTGTGCTGATTTTCCACAATGTATCACCAGAAACGATTGTGTATGTCTTCGAAGCAGAAGAAGAACTCGACGCCTTTTTTGTTGTGTCCCCTGACTTTACAGAAGCCACCGTGACGCCTTTAACAACGATTGTAAGGTGTGCTTCGATTGAACACGTATAACCGCCGTTAGCGTCCTTTGTGTGAGTGACAGAATCAATATAATACTTTCCATCAAGTTTCCCGAACCCAGAAATGTTCACACACTTGCTGGAAATATATTTTATATCGCCCTTTACTTTAAGGGTTGCCGTCTGGCATTGTCGATTGTGTTCAAGCAATTTCGCCTTTGCCTTGACTTCCGCGTCTTGTAGGCTTTCCGCCTTGTCATTGACCTTTAGAACGCGTTTTCCGTCCTTCTTTAACATAAATGTATAGCTTAATGTTTTATTGCTTTTAGAATCGGTATAGCTGATCGTTACTCCATCATATAGGCGCGTCATGCTTCGGTTGAACGACCACGTTTCGCAATTCTCTTTTTTGATAGTCATTTTCGCGGATTTTTTTTCATACTCCGTTTGATCGAATACGACCATCTTTTTATTATATAATTTCAACGCCAGGTTGTAGGAATTGCAAATATTAAACGCAAAATTCACATCTTCTTGATCTGATTGTTCGATTTCGTCGATCGTGTAATCTTCCGCCGAATAATACAATCCGATCCCGGCCGATTTTGCCAGGGAAGAAAGAATCCCTTTTGTTGTGGTCTTTTTCCAGGTCTTACTTTTCTTTGTGACGTTAAAGTCCGTGTTGATCGGCGTTGATATGCCCCCGATCGTTGCAAGTGAAGGCGGCCCGGAAAATCCCAGATCGTCAATCAGGAAATAACCGCAATCAAGTTTCCGATTGTCTCCTTCCTTCGTCCAGTTTGTAAGTTTGATAATTGTCTTTACTGAATCGCCCTGGACTGGGATCCACCCGTTCGACCACTTACCGGAACGATTATTCAGTTTCAAAGAAACCGTGTCCGCCGTTCCGCTGGCGTTGTCTTTGTATTCAAATCCTTCGATATAATCAGTTATGGTCTTTGTAATATCACGATCGTTATATTTGACCGTTACGGAAGAACTTCTTGCTTGCATTGTCTACATTCTCCATTCCGGAACATCTTCTTCGTCTTCTTCCGGCAATTCGGGTATATAAACCTTTGTGCCAGAAGAAAAGACGAAGATATCCAAAAGATCAGGATTGTTCCTTAAAAGAAGGTAGATATATTTCACATCGCCGTAAAATTTATAAGCGATCGAATCCCACATATCGCCAGAAACCGTTGTGTAAATTCTGTTTTCGTCCATATATCACACCCCTTTCAATTTACGCGAAACTTGTCCGCTTATTTTGACGCATATATTCCGCCATATACTGATTAAACTTTTCTTGTGACATATCAAGCGCTTCCTGGACGTCTTCCTTGCTGGCGTTGCCCTGGATAACAACATTCGGAGAATAAACAAATTTCGTTGTATCTGCCGAAGAATTATTGTTTGCCGTCTTTGTCACTGTGCTATTGTTTGTTACATTATTGTAAAGTTCTTTTGTGATAGATCCTTCGCCGGTTGCCGTCTGGCCGCCGACAAGATTTTTCATCATTCCGAACATATTTGTCGCGTTTTCCGGCTGTGTATTCACAACAGATCCCACGACTTCGGCTACAACTGACCGCATATTCGTCCACAATTCAGAAAGCGGAAGAACCGCTTCTTTTCCAGCTTCTCCGCCGCCCATCAAATTACCGCCGTTAGATCCGAATACGGTCGGCTTCGTTAGAATACCACCATTCGCGTACCAGTCGATACCAACAGAAGGCGGCGTTCCTTTTCCACCAATTCCCCACGGAACTTCGCCGCCGGCAATCTTAAAGTGTGGAACTTTGATACTAGGTAATGAAATATGACAATTAGAAAAGAAATTCTTAATCGTGTTAAGCCCGTTTTGAACAACTTGTTTCGCCGAATCAATCTTCCCGGAAATACCGGACTTGATTTCTTCAAACTTCGCAAGCGCCGCGGTCTTCGCTTCACCTAGTTTTGAAGTAAAGGCCGATTTGATAGAATCCAGCTTTCCACCGGTTAAGGTGTTAAGTGCTGACATATAAGTTGATCCGACATTTTTTACACCCTGGAATGTTGCCGCGGCAATACCTTTTATACCGCCGCCGGCTGACGTGTACGCGTTTTTCATCGAATCAAGATTTGATTTTACATTTGTTACAGCCTGGGACATTAAATTCCCGGCCGTAGAACGAACGTTGTTAAACGCTTCCGAAACGCTGGATTTTACACCAGATAATTTTTCTGTGAATTTAGAACGCATTTCTTCAAGTTTTCCGCCCGTTAAGTTGTTTATGAAGGAATATCCGGCCGTATAATAACCTTTTACGCCTTCCATTGCCGCATACGCCGCGCCCTTTATACCGCCACCGTGTGAATCGTAGGCTGATTTTATATTCGATAATTTTTCCGTAATGGTAGCCTTCGCCGCCGACAAAACAGTTCCGGCCGTATTTTTTACCGAATTCCAGGCTTCCGACGCCTTTTCTTTTATTGCTGTCAATTTTCCACCCGTAGCGACGTCAATCGCATTAAATACGCCAGAAACGACACCCTTCAAGTGATTAAGTGGCGCCATCGCCAGGGAAGAAAGGGCCTTAAATGCGCCGGAAAAGATATTTTTCAATCCGTCAAGCGCTTTTTGCCAATCTCCGGAAAAAATACCGGTGAAAAACTGAATAATTCCCTGAAATACTTGTTTTACGCCCGAAACAATACCGGAAATCGTCTGTTTCCAACTTTCGACCACCGATGAAATGAACGCAAAAGCGGCCGGGAATTTGTCGGCGAACGCCTGAATCGCGGCCGAAGCCTTCTCTTTCAGGTTGTTAAATACACCGACAATCCAGTCTCTTAATTGTGAAGCCTTCTCTTTCACTGTGTCCCAGTTTTTCCACAATAAAACGCCGATAGCGATAACTGCGGCAATAGCCAGAACAACAAGTCCGATCGGGCTTGTAAGGAATGTAAACGCGGCGCCTAGTGCCGTTGTTGCGGCTGTTCCTACTGCACAAATCGCGTTCCACGCTGTCATCGCCGCCGTTTGCGCCCACGTTGCCGCTGTGCTGGCCGCTTTGACTACTGCGTCTTTGATATATAGGGCGTGAATTGCCGCCGTAAGTGCAAGATCTTTTGCTTTGGCGATTGCGTTCGCTATCATTGCGCCTTTTTGCGCGATAAACACTTGAACAAGTGCTTTTGTAGCGCTAACAGCGCCGATAACATCTTTCGAAAATTTTACCATTTTGACAGCGGCGATTGCTGTTGCTATGCCTATGATAATATGCTTTAATGCGCCCCATTCATCTAATTTTTGATAAACCGTAGCCGCCGCGCCGATAAGTTTCATCGCCGCATTTACCACGCCTGGAATCGCAACTGTGGAGATAAATGTGATAGCCGGTTTCGATTTTTCAAAGGCTTCAAATAATTTGTCTTTCAGATCCAGCGCGACCGCGACAACCTTGTCGATTGCCGGCTTGTTTTCTTCGATCTTTGCTTTGATATTCTGAAAAGCCTGAATTCCCGTGTTTCGTAGGAATGTAAACGCGGAAGAAGCCTTGTTTTTAATATCTTCAAGTGTTGGCTTTACCTTTTCAAACGCCGTGATTGCTTTTGTGGCGAATGTTTCCACCGCCGGAACCACTTTGTCATAAAAGCCTTGCGCAACTCCGACCGCCTTATCGGTGATCGAAGGTAAAATATCCGCTACGCCTTTGATAGCTTCTTTCGCCATCGGCGCGAAAACTTCCACAAGTCGGATCTTCATATCATCAACGGCCGATCCCATAATCGCAATAGCGCCTGGAAGTGTGTCGGTCATTTGTCCGGCCATTTTGTCAAGCGCGCCGTCCGAATCTTCGAAGGCGGCTGTTAATTCCGACCACGTGGACGCGGCCCCGTCTGCTCCTTCTTTTACTCCTTCAAGAAGATATCCGAATTGTGTATAATAGTTTGTGCCGGCAATCGCTGACATATAGTTGTTCTTTTGTTCCTGGGTAAGTCCGGACATAGCACCGTTTAGATCTTGTAAGATCATTTGCATATTTCGCATATTTCCGGAACTATCATAAATAGCAACGCCCAGTTCCTTAAATGCCTTTTGTGCTGTGTCTTTGGTTGTCATTCGGACAAGCATTGAATTCAATGCCGTTCCGGCTTCGCTTCCTTTGACACCATTATTAGCCAGGATTCCAAGCGCGGCGGCCGTTTCTTTGTAATTCATTCCGGCCGACTTAGCGGCGCCACCGGCGCCGATCATTGCTTCCATAAGCTGTTGCGCAGACTGATTCGATTTATTATTCGCCTGAACAGCAACGTTAAGGTATTCCGCCGTATCGTTTACCGTCAGGCCCAATGCACTCATTGAATCAGTTACCAGATCGGAACAAGTCGCTAGATCCATCGAAGTAGCTTCCGAAAGACGAAGGACGGGTTCAAGTGCCGTGATTGATTCGTCAACACTCCACCCGGCAAGGCTCATATAACCAAGCGCTTCCGCCGCTTCCGTTGCCGTCTTTGTTGTCTTCTTTCCCATTTCCTGGGCGGCTTCTTTCAATCTCTCGAAATCATCGCCCGTCGCTCCGGCGATCGCCGAAGTTTCCGCCATAGCCTGGTTAAAATCTGAATAGGTTGAAACCGCGTCAGATACAAGATCACCAATTTTAACAGCGGCAAAGGCCGCCGCCGCGACCTTCGCGGCCGTTTTGGCGGCTTTACCGATAGAAGACATTTTGTTGTTTACTTCGTTTACAGATTTCCCTAACGATCCCTGAATCTTTCCACCGATCTCAAGTGCAAGTTCATAGGTTGTTTTTTTGCTTGCCAATTTCGCCCACTTCCTTCGCTATGTCTATGAATTCATCAAAGGGAAGGTCTAAAAAGAAATCAATTCCGGTATTCGTAATCATCGCCAGGTGAACGGCTGTTTTTTGAATATCAGATCCGGAATCTGATCCTATTCGTCTTTGTATAAAAAACCCACAACAGCGTTCTTGATCTTCTCAATTTCTCCGGCCGGTAAGTCTTCGAAAAACTCCGCCGGAAGTCTTGTCACTCTGGTAGCTACAATCTTCGCGTATGTTGTCGTACTCTCCGGAACGAAACTTGTTACGCCCGTTTTATTGAACGCCTTTTCAATCGCGGTCAGATCGCGGCCGGACATATCTTCCAGGCCGTGAAGATCTAACTCCTTGTAAGTCTCTCCTTCGAAATTAAACGGTTTTCTAAACTTGACGATAAGTTCGTCTTCTTCGTCCTTCTTAGGAAGAAGCGCCGTTGACGCTTCTTCGCTTGTCTGTGCAACCGGGATATCATCTCCGATCACGTCTTCCCTTTTTGTTTCGATAAAATCTTCCTTTGCCATCTGCTTATTTCCTTTCTAAACTAAATCTGACTTCTTACCTTCTGTAAACGATCTACGCCGTTGATCTTCCAGATCATGTTGTACTTATCAAGTTCAAGAACAGTCACGCCGCCGATCGCGATCTTGCAATAAGTAATCTCGCGAACGACTTTCGGTTCTCCCTTCCCGCCCTTCTTTAAGGAACCAAGTTCGAACGACTTAACTTTTCCCTTGATTGTTACAACGATTCCTTCGAAGTCGTTTGTCTGTGTTGCTGTGTTCAATACTTGCATAGAACCGCGATATGTGATCTGTCCGGTCTGGCAAATATAGTCAAAATACTCGCGGCTAATATTGCCGAAAGTAGTTTCGTTTTCCAGGGAACCAAAGGCGCCTTCGATAGCTTCTTCGATTTCTCCGGCAATTCCGGCCCCGTTGATTGTCTCTGTCATATACTCGAAAGAAGGAAGTGTCACTTCGTCCGAAACTCCGACATACTTATGACCGGCTCCGTATGTATTAAAATTGTTTAACACGGTAGGGATTTTATAGCCCATTATTCGTCACCCCCTTCAAGTGCTGACTGTGTGATTGTAGGATCAAATTCGAATACATTGTAAATGTCTTCGGCCGGTGTATATCCACCGATTCTTGTATGGAATTTGATTGATCCATTCAAAATATTGTTGATAGGGTTTTCGTCGTGGTCGAAAGTGATTTCGCCGCCGGCGATATCGTCGGAACCTTGTAATCCGTTTAACTGCATATTGAAACCGGACACAACTTCGTCGATAAGGCGATAATTTGTAAGATCATCGACATTCTGGAAGAAAGTCAACTTGAAGTTGTTTTCGATATAGTCGAAAATCGTTACAATGTTGATCCAGCGATCAATAGGATCTGTTGAAGAAGGATAAGCGGCCGTATTATTCCCCCAGTTCTTCCAGCCGTTCATATTGATAGCGGTCACAACTCCGCAAGCGTTGCAATAATCGTTTGCTTCGTCGATATCCGGGAATACTTCGCTTCCGTCTTCCAGGACAAGCCCAGTGATCTTAGCGTCCTTGTTTGAAGGTGACTTCGAAGGAACTCCGTCGTTGTTAGCGGCTAAATACTGTAAATTTGCCGCCATCATAGCGGAATAATAAAGCGTATAGTCGCCGACTTTTACTTTCGGCCACATTACGATTTCGTTTCTATCCGTCATTGCGTTTCCGTCTTTGTAAGACTTCACTTCGTCCAGTGCGTCAGCCTTTCCTTCGCTCGAATCAAGGTCAAGAACGGTCTTAGCTGTGAAAAGACTGGAAATAAGGTTTGCTTTTGCATTAAGCGCAAGCGCAACCGCCGGAATTTGTGACCAGCCAGGCGCAATAAGCAAAGAAGGAACATAACCCAGGCGAAAATATACGTCGTTAATAAGTTCCATTCCGGTTTTCTTTCTGGTTTCCACATTGTAGGCGCCGATCACATCTTCATAAGTAACCTGTGAAGGATCAAGGGCTACATAAGTAACTGTGATTTTATTCGCTTCCTTTGCGGCCCCGTTCTTTGTAATTGCGATAGAAACCGTTCCGTCGCTATTGAAAGATGTAACATAATCAACGTCTGCTTCATAAGTTGTTTCACCGGTAGAATCTGCAACTGCCAACTGATCCAGAAGGATTCCTGTTTCGTCAACATTTGCTTTGAAATCAACGACGTCAATTTCCTTAGAAAGTTTCGCGGTGATATGCTTTTTCGGATCCAGAACGTTAATCAAGATTAAAGGTGCCACGGCGAACACGTTAAAGGCGGCGTAAACACTCTGACAAAGTGTGTAATTCTTGAAGTCTGTGGAATATCCAAGTTTCGAAATCGCGTCTTCTTTTTTTAAGCACGCGAAAGGCTTGTTTACCGTGTCGTAAGGATCTGCAGCCAGATTGACCGGCGCTGTTCCGATTACACACTGAATACAACCGTCTGACGTTACCGGAATAGAAATTGCGGTCGCCTGGCGGTTGGTTCGAATACCATGTTTGTAATTTGACATTCTTTTTTACTCTCCTTCCGTAAGTTTCTTGACTTCATCGTCTGTCATAGCGGCGATTTTGTCGTATGCCACGGCTTCGGCGGTTCCTTCTTTGTCGATTGCCGCCTTTGTCGCTACGATCCCATCAAGGGGAACGATCAGGTTGTTAATAATAGGCTTCTTTTCGGCAAGCGTCGAAAGTTTCTTAGGAAGTCCGCCTTCGAAGACGGTTCCTGACTTCGCAACGCCGCGAATCGTAGGCCCTAAATACATACATTTCTTAGTCATATTCAGTCTCCTTAATCATAGGCTTATTCACCGACCACAAAGTAGTCATTCCGCCGAAAAACTTCGGCCATGTGTCTTCTTCCTGAAATTTCTTTGTGATCGGGAAGCCGATTCTATACTTTCCACCGATTAAGCGATTTTCGATAAACCGCTTTGAAATCAGGTTCAAAACATTTGCAACGTCAAAATGCCCTTGTTTATTCTCGTTTTTGTCCTCAATTCCTACAATGAAATACATCGAACAAATATTGTCGTCTTCTTCCCCAGATATAACTTCTTCATCAAGGCATATTAGTACATAAGGGAAGTGATCTTTGTCTTCCTTCCCTTTCTTTGCCGGTAAATTCTGCGGATAAACATTGAAGGCTAACGCTTCCCCGTTATTCAAGGAAGTGTAGCCTTCAAGAATTTTCTTTGTTTCATCGACAAGGGCTTTTTGTAAAAATACATCGGTCAACTACTTCACCCCTTCCGTAATACGTTTTCAATCTCGACATTCAAGCGCTTTTGAAGTGTTTCGTTCGCTTCGTCGTTGATCTTCTTCATAATAGCTTCGTTTTTCACCATCTGTGGAACAGAAGGGCCGTATAGCTGTTTTAATGGTAGGCTTTCATCGCTCAATCGCTCAAATACGCCCTTGTGTCCGCTTTTCATAATAGCGATAAACGCTTTCGGATTTCCGTCCAGCGGCTTCACTCCGCCTTTCTTTTCAACGCCAGCTTTATAAACCTTCGGCGACCTGGATTTTCCACGATATCGGACGGGTGTTCCTGGGCTGACCTTAAATTTTGACAGCGCTATTCCGGCGCCGCTTGAAATCGCCGCGGCTTGAAGCCGCGATTTCGACGCCTTCGTGACATTGACAGTCTTTTTTACATCGCCGGAAGAAATAAAATATTTCGACGACGTTTCTTTTCCCATATTCTTTTTTACATTCGTGATCGCGCGGTTTATTGCTCTGGATAACACTTGTGGTGCCTTCGCCTTCATGTTTCCTAGACGTTTTTCAACGTCTTCAAATCCGCTGACTTTAATTTCAGAAACTATCAATCTTCGTTACTCCTTAGAATAATTGTGTAACCGCCCATATCTTCAAACACATTAAGAATCGGGTAAATTTCACCGTCAAAATTAAGGTGTTGGCCGGCCACCGGTTCGAAATCAAGATCTTTTTTCTGGATAAAGAACATCTTTTCGTCTGTGTAAACTCCGTCTGAATGATCTTTCTTCCCAAGATCCAGTTCCATCAATTTATCATTGTCGATCACGACCGAAACTTCCTTCCCTTCGACCGTGTGTATCTCCGCGAATTCGTCTAGGTTAAAGAAAATATTGTCAAAGTCTTTTTGTAACTGCTCCTTAAATGTCAGCATTACTCGCCGTTTGCTTCGCCTTCTTCCTGGAAGTTAAGGATTTCGTCGATCAGATCGGAAAGTTTCTTTCCTTCGTAATCGTCGCCCAGGTCAAGGCCGATTGAAGACGCATAATCGAAGGCGTCTTTCTTTGTGCGAATCTTGCGAACTTCGTCTTCCGACTTCATTTCGCCAGGATTTACACCGTCAAAAAGATCGTCGTCGTTGTCTTCGCCGTCCTCTCCGTCGTCCTCGCTGTCAAAGTCAGGCTTCAAGGCGTCGTCAACCTCTACAAGATCAATGAACTTTTTCTTCTTCAAAAAATCAAGGTCGATTTTTGAAATATTGTCAGGAAGAATGGATCCCTTCGGATAAATCTTCCCGTTTGTCTGGATCTCAACTTTTGTTTTATAAGCCATTATTTACACCTTCTTTCCTATCCGCGGTTTACATAGATAACCGCCCACGACTTCACATCGAAAGGACGCGGAAGCGGTCTGGAAGTAAGACGGAACATCTTAACTTCGTTCTTCTCATCTGCATAGATCTTAGGAACAAGTTTTCCTTCGTATGTTACGAAAGCCTTGTCTTCCATCTGCGTAACGGAACCATATTCGATCTGACCTTCTCCGTCTGAATGTGCCATTAAAACAGTTCCGGCCGGAATCATGGATTCGTCTTCTCCGTCGTCATTCAAGATCCACTCGTCGTAAGTGTAAATATCCATGTCTAACTCTGCGATTCTTCCGTAGAATGTCAGCGCCGGATCTACTACGCGCGGCTCGATTACAACATTCTTCATGTTAAGAACATTCATAGCCTTAACAACATTAGGGTTATCAAGGAACTTTTCAATCACGTCGGAAGCGAAAATCGCGATATCAGGCGCCTTTCCGGTGTCCTTAATGATCTTCTTTCTTGTATCGCGAAGCGGTTTCAAAGGATTTACAGTTGAAAGCGCCCAGTCCTGATCTGATCCGAGAACGATAATATTGTCGAAACCGAAGTCGATTTCAACATCAACGCCAGCTTCTTCGTCCTGAACGTTGATTTTTCCTTCATAAAGGATATTGCGGCACATCCACTCTTTACGACGTGCGATTGCTTCTTCAAGATCCGTTTCGTCTTTTGCAAGAAGTTCGTTTTCGCGTTCCTCTGGTGTGCGCTGGCTATAAATATTTTCGCCGATAGCGCGCTTTGAAATATCGTCAACGGTCAAAGGTCTTTCAGGTGCGATCTTTGGCGTTGTGAAACTATTTGTATTGTATCCCTGGCGTGTGATAACCTTTCCGCCCACTCTAGGACTTACAAAAGGCGCCATGATACGTTTTCCTTTCCGGACGTCAAATTCGACCTTCTCTGAAACGTGTGTTTCTTCTCCAGGGAAGAAAGTTTTCTGTAAAAATGTTCTGACGGGCGGCGTCTGGTCGATCGCTTCCATCATTTCACGGGTTGTATAATCAGGCATTGTATTTTTACCCCCTTTTTAGTATTTCTGAACGCCGCGAAGGTAGATTCCAATTCCCTTCAATGCGTCCTCGTAATTATTGATAGGTGCGGTTGACGCGTCTTTTGTAATAATGGCGTCAGGATTGAACACGCCGGTAATATAGCATACTGCCGGAATGTTATCTCCGGAATCTGATCCGGTGTCGATTTTATCTGTAAGGATTCCGAAAACCTTCGCGTCTGCCGCGCCTTCGCTGGCGATTATTCCGGTTCCGTCGGAATTCTTAACAATAAGGCTTCCGCGTTCAAGTACGCCCTGACCGGCTTTCAATCCGATCCCTTCTTTGAGAATTGAAAAATCGGCGGAAGCGATCAAGGAATCAGGTGTGAAACTTCCTTCATTGTTAAACATATTTCCCATTATTTTCTCCCCCTTCTCTTATCGCTGTTTAAGGCGTTGGCGAAGCCGCTGATTTTTGCTTCTTTTTCCTCTGGTGTCTTTTCTCCGGCGTTATTGCCAGCATTAGGAACAGTGTTCACGCCAGCGACGCCGCTGTTCTGCAAGTCGTCTTTAAGGTCATTGATTGCCTTCTGACCGGCTGACGAATTTGCTTGCATTTGCGCAAACGCCAGGGCTTCGGCTGTTACCGGTTCCTCATACTTCGCTTTTGCTAAAACGTCGTCAGGAATACCGTTTGCGATACTGTCAATCGCTTTCATGCGGTTTCTTTCCGCCTGAATCGCATTTTCCACAATTTCATTTACGAAATCAGGATAAGCGGTTCTTAAACTTGCGGCGTCGGTAATTGTAGGCGCCGCGTTCTGTGCTGTTGCTCCCATGTTTTCATTTCCTTTCTTTTGATTTTTATTATTTGTTGTATTTGAAAAAGTTCCGTCTTCTTTCTGCGGCGTTTTAGAAAGATCCTGAACCTTTTTCCGGATATCATCGGGAACGAAATTATTTACATAGTTTGAAAAACTGTAACCGATCCCGTTTACGGTCATAACATTTTCGTTTGTAATGCTATTTGTGACCGTTTCGTCGATAACTTCATCACAAAAACCGTTGTCAACTGCTTCCTGGCCTACATACCATGATTCGTTATTCATAAGTTCCGTGATTTCATCGTCTGTCTTTCCAAGTCTGTCACGATATACAGACATAATGCTTTCTTTTACCTTGTCCGTAACCTCTGCCAGCTTAACAAGATCTTCTGAACCGTAAGATCCATACAATGTCACTTTCGGGTTGTGTGCCATCACAACGCCGTTTTTTGCAATTCTACGTTTGCAAGCGGCTTGAAGAACGATCGTTGCCGCACTGGCGCAAAGTCCAATAACTGTCGCTGTGATCTTTGCTCCGTTTGTTACAAGCGCCGTATATATTGCGTTTGCCGCGAACACATCACCACCGCCGGAATTGATAAGAACATTGATATTTGTTTTCTTTCCCAGTGCTTTCAGTTCTGCGATAAAATCTCGATATGTGACGCAATCTTCGCTCCACCAGTCTTCTTCCGAAGAAATGGTTCCGAAAAGTTGTAATTCGGCACTGTCGCCATTATCAACAAAGTTCCAGAACTTATTCTTCATCGGCGCCGCCACCGGCGCCGCGTTTAGGATCTTCGTCCTTGTTGTCGTCGTCTTCATCGTTGTTACTCTCCTTTTCAATGGTTTTTGTTTCCGCCTGGGTAAGTCCGGCGGCCTTCATCATTTCTGCTTCGTGCGCTAACTGAACAACATTGTCTTCAAAATCTCCGCCGTTCATTTCGACAGTTTCCTTCTGTCGTGTAGAAAGTCCGATCGCGATACGCTTTTCGGCGGCGGAAACTTCTTTCACCGGATCGACCATTCCTTGTGCCGGGCCGTTCCATTGTGCTCCGCAATACGCTTTCCGGGTCATCGGATCCAGGAAGAATCCAGGCGCCTTCAATCGTCCGCTTCCTATCGCTTCTGTCAGGAATATTTCATAAATCGGCTGACATAAATCAGCCGCTAACCACGATCTTTTCATTCGAAAAGCCTTCCACGCTTCCAGAAGCGCCGCGCGCGACGCCGAATAGCTGGAATTAAAAGATTTCACAAGAAGTTCAACCGGAATTTCAAGCGCGGCTCCTATATATTTCGCCATTGCCAGTGTAAACGCGTCAAAATTTGTTGAAGGACGTTTCGAATCTGCGATTTCGATTTTTTCCCCTGGGTTAAGAACATTCACCATTCCAGGCCCAAGTTCATAATTGATATTATCGTGTGAAACTTCTTCGTCTTCGTCCACAACTCCGCCGAATCCGATATCATTCGTTCCATTTTCCGAAGTAATGAATACAGTAAAAAAACCGTTGATTACGGCGGCCATAACTTCG